GTTGATGACTGGGGTAGCGGAAAGAGGCGTGCAGAAAGCTTTGATCGATGAGGAATGGTCAGAGTTTCATGAGGCCTACCACATGAAAGATGATTGTGACCAGCTTAAAGAACTAGCAGACCTTGTGTACGTTTGCTACCAGTTTGCTGCATCACAGGAGTGGGACCTAGACGAAGCCATGCGTCGGGTCCATGAATCCAACATGTCTAAGTTGGACGACAATGGCAAACCTATCTACCGTGCAGACGGCAAAGTCCTGAAGGGACCTAATTATAAAGAACCACATCTTCTTGATCTGATTATCGAATGACCACCTCAGTAATTTCTCGCACCGGACGTGTCCAACAATGGATGGATGATCCAACGTCCAGACTGCCGGTTTCGTGCACGGTATTTGTTGTCCAGGATTCTATGGAGGGACCTGATGGACTGGAAAAATCGTGGCGCTACGTATCCTTTGCACTACGCCATGCAGCAGGTGTTGCAGTCCACTTGTCGGAACTGCGACCCAAAGGAACAGAAAATGGTAAAGGCTTGGTTGCATCTGGACCAGTCTCTTTTGCAAAAATCTACTCAACATTAAATGAGACTCTCCGTCGTGGCGGCGTATATAAAAACGGCGCTGTGGTCTGCCACCTTGACCTTTGTCATAGTGATGCCCTTGAGTTTATTACTACACCACGCCACGAACTGCCATGGATCAAACGATGCATTGGTGGCGGTCGTGCACGTTCAAGGAACAACTACTCCAATCCATTAAAGCTGGCGATGTCTGGCTCAACAAAGTAAAGTATGACAACGAAGGAAACCGGATCCGAGGTAACGTGTGCTTGGAAGTGTACCTGCCCTCACGAGGAACATGCTTGCTGCAGCACGTCAATCTTGGTGCCTGTAAGTTCGACGAAATCCCAGGAGCTTTTGTTCAGGGCATGTCGGAGTTGTGTACCCTCCATGCTCAAACTGGCGTTGGCGATTCAGGAGAGTATCTACCACCAGAAACAGACCGACAAGTTGGACTCGGAATGCTCGGACTGGCAAATCTCCTACGGCGGTACGGAGTAACCTATGAGCAATTCGGCATTGCTCTGGACCAATACAATGCAGGCGAAGTGGTACGCACACCAGCCTATGAGTTGGTGTCTAAGTTTGCCATTGGTATTGAGTCTGCCGCAGCAATGGCTAGGTCTCACAATATGGTTCGAGCCTTTGCTATCGCACCCACTGCCTCCTGCAGTTATCGAAGCAAAGATCTGGATGGTCGATGTAGAAATCGCATCAGAAGTTGGTTGGGCAAACTACAAACGTGTTGCCGATGGCATCATGACCATGCTCGACCGCACGGGACTTCTTCACGGGTACAGCTTCAACAGTTGGAGTGATGTCGTTACATATGACGAAGCCTTTATCGAAGAGTGGTTGGAATCTCCGCAAACCTCCCTTTACTACAGTTTGCAAGTGATGCCAGACACCCAGGATAAGTCAGATGTTTATGCTGCGCTTCAGTCGGACGTTGATGAGTACCTTGCAGACATTCTTAATGAAGAACAAACCTGCGACTGTCAAGAATGAACCCGTATCAAAAACTAATCGAACGAAAAAGAACATGGACACCAGTACAAACAACTGCTGGTACGATCAAGGAAGGGGCACACGATGTGTTGAAACGTGCCCTTGCCTTGCGGCACATGGAACTGCCTGTGGGAGATTTTATCAATGAAGCTCTTGCCACTGAAGTACCAGAGTTGGCGCGTGAACTACTCGTGTCCAACGTCAAAGACGAAGAGAAGCATGACCTCGCACTTGGTTTCATTGCCACAGCTCACGGGGTTGATGAGAAAGCTGAGGCTGAAGCCTTTCGGCTTCGTGAAGCTTGGACTTCGCATCCAGATCACACGATCACAAAAGCGATGGTTGCCGAGCGTGCGATTTTCTTCGTTCTTCTACCACTCTTTCGCGCTCTTGGTGACGCTGGCATGAGAACTGTACAAATTCATGTGGCTACCAATAGTCTGGTTCATACTGAGCTGGGGTATAACATCAGTCCTTCTCTTGATCGTCTCAGGAAGGCAACTATGAGTTGGGTTTTGCAGCCTCTGTCTGCAGACAACCCGACCAAACATTTGAACAAAAAATTTTGGATGGATTCCAGTGATCGTCTGATGTATGAGGGCAAAGCTCCTGAGCTGTCCTTTACAAAGGCATCCCGTGTTCCAGCTTTCTTTGAACACAGTAACAACGATCTACCCCAATATGCTTAACATTGGTTTGACTGTGGAGAGGTTAGTGGAAGAGCTGGAGGATAAGTTTCCTCCGGTTCAGCCCAACCCAGATACACCTATCAACCAGATCATGTATCGCGCTGGTCAATGCTCAATCGTTGACTGGATACGTGAACGTATTAAGGAACCCTAACTATGTGTCGTAGACGCCGACCCGATTATGCAAGGATGCAGCGCGAAGCTAATGCTGCTGCACAAGCCCAAGCTGACAAGATGATCAAGGCTCAGCAAGCATCTATGGAAAAGATGATTGCAAAGATTCCTGAGCCACCGAAACCTGGTCAGGATGTCATGTACCGACCGACCCAGGTCAAATCATCTTATGACGATACCAGCCAAGGTATCAAAACTGCAAAGTCTATTCGTGGACGGAAACGTTCCAACATGAACAGGCTTCGCATCAAACTGAATCCAAACGTCAATATGCCTGGTAGCTCAGGTGGTTCAACTAACCTTGGTTAAATAAATGACCGCACAAACTAGGTACAATTATCTAACAAGTGGCCGCCAAACGTTTCTTGACGTAGCTGTTCAATGCTCTGAACTTACTCTGCCTTACCTCATCCAACGTGATGAGATGAGGCCGACCCACAAAACTCTTATACAACCCTGGCAAAGCGTGGGAGCCAAAGCAGGTGTGACGCTTGCATCTAAATTGATGCTTGCTCTTCTGCCTCCACAGACCACGTTTTTCAAACTACAAATTAGAGATGACAAGCTTGGCACTGAGCTGCCAGCAGAGATCAGGTCTGAACTTGACCTCAGCTTCTCTAAGATTGAACGCATGGTGATGGACTCCATCGCAGCGTCAACAGATCGTGTCAGTGTCCACCAAGCTATCAAGCATCTGGTGGTCGGTGGCAATGCTCTGCTGTATATGAGTAAGGATGGTGTCAAGCATTATCCATTGAGCCGCTACGTTGTAGACCGTGATGGCAACGGCAACGTAATTGAGATTGTTACCAAAGAACTAATCAACAAAAAACTGCTGCCACCTGAACTCGTCGAGACACAAGGCAAAGCCCTTAACGACGTAGAAAAGAGAGGCAGCTCACTAATGGGAGACGACTGTGAGGTATTTACTCACGTCCGTCTGGACAACAATCGATGGGTATGGCATCAGGAAGTCTTTGGTAAGAAGATTCCTGGCAGTGATGGAAAGTCACCAAAGGATGCATCACCCTGGCTGGTCCTTAGATTCAACGCCGTTGATGGTGAGAACTATGGACGAGGTAGAGTAGAAGAATTTCTTGGTGATCTGAAATCACTCAATGCACTATCGCAGGCCATCGTAGAAGGCTCTGCAGCAGCAGCAAAAGTTGTTTTCCTTGTCTCACCCTCTAGCACTACAAAAGCACAGACCCTAGCCGCTGCTGGGAACGGTGCGATCATTCAGGGACGACCTGATGATGTCGGTGTTGTGCAGGTAGGCAAGACTGCTGACTTCGCTACGGCGGCGCAGCAGATGCAAACACTTGAGCGCAGGATTGCAGAGGCATTTCTTGTTCTGTCGGTACGCCAATCAGAACGCACAACTGCAGAAGAGGTACGCCTCACACAACTCGAATTGGAACAAAGCCTCGGTGGACTTTTCTCTCTGCTGACTGTTGAGTTCCTTGTCCCTTACCTGAACCGAAAGCTGTTGGTTCTGCAACGGTCTGGACAACTGCCCAAGATTCCTAAAGATCTGGTCAGCCCTACCATCGTGGCAGGTATCAATGCTTTAGGCCGCGGCCAAGACCGTGAGTCTTTGACCGCATTCATTACAACCATTGCACAGACGTTGGGTCCGGAGGCAATGATGAAGTATCTCAATCCCGACGAAGCTATCAAGCGGTTGGCTGCTGCACAAGGCATTGATGTTCTCAACCTTGTGAAGAGTATGCAAGACCAGCAAGCTGAGAAGGAAGCCGAGATGCAACAACAGCAGGAAATGATGATGATGCAACAGGCACCACAACTGCTGAAAACGCCTATGGCAGACCCGACTAAGAATCCCAATGCTGAGGAGATGATCTCTGAAGCCCTTGCACCACCTGAATCTTAATGTCTGAAATTCTTACATACGATCCGAGCAACGATCCACAAGCAATCCAGCAAGCTGAAGAACGTGACGCTGAAACTCTCGCCATCGGTGAGCAGATGGAAGCAGACCAGGAACAGATGCTTGCTGGTAAGTACCGCAACGCACAGGAATTAGAGAAGGCATACCTGGAACTGCAAAAGAAACTTGGCGACGGTGAAGAGACCGAAGGCGAGGATGTTGAGTATCCAGATGTTGACGAAGAACCATCTGAAGATCCTGTAGCAGACTTCATCACTGCAGCAGAACAAGAGTTTGCAGAGACTGGTGAGCTGACTCCTGAGACTTACGAACAGTTTAAGGAGATGTCTAGTGAGGATCTTGTCGATGCATACATGCGACTGCAAGATCAAGCACCTGCAGCTCCTCAGTCTGTCGAGTTGTCTGATGGTGAAGTAAGTTCTATCTATAATTCTGTCGGCGGTGAAGAAAGCTATGAACAACTGACGTCGTGGGCAGCGACAAACCTATCACCTGAAGAGGTGGCTGCCTACGACGGACTGGTTGAGTCTGGCAACTTGGCTGCTATCAATCTCGCACTACAAGCTATTAACGCTAGGTACACTGACGCTATGGGATACGAAGGAAACATGTTGCAAGGCCGTGCGGCTGCACCTCGTGAAACATTCCGCAGCCAGGCCGAAGTTGTCCGTGCTATGCAGGACCCTCGCTATGACCGCGACCCTGCATATCGTATGGAAGTTATGGAAAAACTCGAATACTCTGACCTAGATTTCTAACATGCCTTACGGACCTGGAACATACGGCAAACAAGTTGGCCGTCCAAAAAAGAAGACCACCACTGCAAAACCTGCTAAGCGGCTGACCGCCGGACAAAAAAAGATTGCACGTCAAGCTGGCAATCCAAATAAGATTGATGCTGCTGACTTCAAACGGCTGCGTAGCCGCAGGATGAAGTGATGGCACACAAAGGTAAAGGCTCTTGCGGAGGCAAGAAAGGTGGCAAAGGCTACAAAAAGTAGTACCCGTTCTGTCAGTCTAAAGATCGGTACACACAAATCACGGTCCGGTGGCTTGACTGCTGCCGGTCGTCGTAAATACAACAGAGCTACAGGGTCTAACCTGAAGGCACCACAGCCTGAAGGCGGACCACGCAAGCGTTCTTTCTGTGCCCGTATGTCTGGTGTGAAAGGACCAATGAAAGACAGCAAGGGTCGTCCTACACGGAAGGCTCTTGCACTACGCAAATGGAAGTGTTAATCATGCCTGCAAAATGCCGCTGGCAGTGGAGAAAAAATGAGGAAGCCTGGCAGCAAGGGTGCGCCCACTGCCGCTAACTTCCGACGTTCTGCCAAGACTGCAAAAAAGAAATAGACTCCAGCCGTACGTTCATCCTTCGGGACGCAGGCATCTTACTCATGGAACGGGGGGTAAGGTTTTTGGAGTTTCTCATGTCTCAAATCGAAGTGCGCCAACGTGTCCGCGAACAGCAAGCCAAGCAAAAAGAAATTGTCTTGAAGTATCGCGGCGTTGCCTACATTGTCAAGCGCACAATTAAAAATTAAATAAACAGAGCTTTCCAAAATTGTAAAGCCCTAAGGAACGGTTTAAGGAGTGGGTGTTCGGAAAGCGCCCACGCCTACAAATTATCAAATACATTATGAGTCACCAGTCTTCTTTAGCAAAGGCTACACCTGTACCTTATAGCCCTCAATCAGGCAAACAAGGGGTATTCAAAAGGTGCGGCAAGTGCGGTACAAAAAAGGCGCAGTGTCGTAAACAAAAGAAGTGCCTTAAAGGTCTTCTGTAATAGCTTGGGAGGCACCTCAGAGTCGGACCTCCCTTGCATTGGCTTCTGGCCCGTACGCGGATACCCATTAGCCGTCTGGACGGTGGGATAGACCACAAAAATTTGCAACAAAAATTTCCAAACGTTTGGGAGAAGTCTTTATTAACTTTACTCCTTAAAAATGGCACATCAATCAACTGATCTGACCACGAGCCTTACACGGCCTGGTGCAGAACCAAGCGTACGCTTACCAACGGTAAGTCTATGCAGTTCATCTACACCGGTCGTACCACGGCTGAGTACCATACCCCTGGCAACGCAATCCTCGGTAACTCCGACGGTGCGCCGCCGGTGGCTGAGAAGACCATCACCGTTGACGACCTGCTGATTTCCAGCGCCTTCGTCTATGACCTGGATGAGACTCTTGCTCACTACGATCTGCGTTCCGAAATCTCTAAGAAGATCGGATATGCACTCGCAGAAAAATATGACCGTCTGATCTTCCGTGCTATCACTCGTGGTGCACGTGCTGCATCTCCTATCACCAAGTCCAACTTCGTTGAGCCCGGTGGTACTCAGGTGCGTGTGGGTTCTACCACTAACGCCTCTGACGCTTACGACTCTGACAATCTCGTGTCAGCATTCTATGACGCCGCGGCTGCACTCGATGAAAAGGGTGTTAGCACTGAAGGTCGCGTCGGTGTCCTCAACCCCCGTCAGTACTATGAACTGATCCAAAAGGTTGGTGACTCTGGTCTGATCAACCGCGACGAGCAGGGTACTGCACGTCAGCGTGGTCAAGGTGTCGTCGAGATCGCTGGCATCAAGATCTTCAAGTCCATGAACATTCCGTTCTTCTCTCAGTACGGTACCAAGTTCGGTACTGGCTCTGCCACTAACCCTGGCGTTACCGATCCTGGTAACACCGGTTCGTTCGTGTCTCCTGCCATTGAAGATGCTGCTGCCGATGTTACCGGCATCAACAACGAGTACGGTGAAGAAACTGAGTTCGCTAACTCCTGCGGCATCATCTTCCAGCGTGAAGGTGCTGGCTGCGTGGAAGCTATCGGACCTCAGGTCCAAGTCACCAGCGGTGACGTCTCCGTGATCTACCAAGGTGATGTGATTCTGGGCCGTCTCGCCATGGGCGCAGACTACCTGAACCCCGCTGCCTGCGTGGAACTGTTTGCTGGTACCGCTACCAAGCCTGCCGCATTCTGATCATTTGTTTACCAAGGGATCCTTCGGGGTCCCTTTTTTTTATTTACGATATGGCCTTTCCTACTTATGCTGTGTCCACCGAACTGGATGCTGTAAATCAAATACTTAGCTCGGTGGGACAGGCTCCTGTCACCACTCTGGATCTCCAGAACCCCGAAGTTGCTATCGTGGTCAACACCCTCCGCGAGGTCAGCAAGCAATGTCAGTCAGAAGGTTGGATGTTCAACGTCGAACGCAACATTGAACTGACTCCTGACAGCATCACCAAAGAAATCAAGTACCCGCAGAATGCACTGCAGATCGACATCAACCAACACCACCACCATGGGGAGTTTGATGTCGTCAAGCGTGGTGTAAAACTGTATGACCGACTACATCACAAATACACGTTCGACAAAAATATCCACGTAGACATCACATACTTCTTTGACTTCCCTGACGTCCCTGCTGCTATCCAGAACTACATCACCGCACGTGCTGCACGTATGTGTGCTGTGAAGATGGTTGGTGACCAGGAGATCAACACCCTTTTGCAAGAGCAGGAAGTCATGACCCGTGCTGCTGCACTGGAGTATGACCTCAATCAAGGTGACATCTCCTTCTTTGGTTTCAGAGATGGGGATAGTTTCTATCAAAGCTATCAGCCTTTTAACGCACTGAAACGATGAGTTCTGTAACCCAAAGAATCCCTAACCTCCTGCGAGGTATATCACAACAACCTGACAATCGGAAGTTTCCAGGTCAAGTCAAAGACGCGGTGAATACCTTCCCGGACTACGCTTTGGGTATGCTGAAACGTCCAGGCGGTAAATATGAAGCCAAGCTGCAGGGTGCATCTACTGGTGGTAGGTGGTTCTCTATCCTACGTGACGCACAGGAAAAGTATGTCGCACAGTATGACGACAACGTGTTCCGTGTCTGGAGCCTGCTAGATGGCAGCCCACGTAAAGTTGACATGGGTACAAACACAGGTGTCCAGTCTGGATGTAACTACACAGACCTGCAGACAGAGTTGCTGGAATACAACACTGCTGTGGCTGACACCGCTGCAAAACTAAAGCTTCTCAAAACTGCAGAGGATGAGTTCGCTGTCGTCAATGCTGGTCAGAAGGCTACGACCTCACGTCTGTTCAAGGTCAACTACAAATACCCTGTCGGAGATCTTAACGAATACCTGACATCTGGCATCCTTGAAGACAGTTCAGGTAACTATGTTGTTAAGAATGACGATACGATTATTAGTCAAGGATCTTCTACACTTCCTACAAACTACGCACTAGGTACAGAGGTTACTGACGAGCATCCTAATCTTGCTAGTCAAGGTTTCCGTGTGTACGAGGCTATCCTCACGACAGCAGCTACACACTCCTCCAGTGACCTTACAACTAAAACGACTGCACTAGAGACAGCAAAAGATAACTACGACGACGCTGTTTCTGCAGAAGCCACAGCCCTCACAGACTATAACAGTGAGGTAACAAGCTGTGCTATCACAGATACACAGGTACCATCTGACGCATACCTTAAAGACGCTACTGAAGACGACATTGAGTTCTTGACACTGAACGATTATACGTTCGTGTTGAACAAGAATAAGGAAGTGGCGATGAAGTCAACGACGACTGATGCACTTCCAAACCAGGCATTTGTTGTCATTAATGTTGTTGCCTATAACGTTGACTACAAAGTTCTGCTGACGATCGGCAACACAACCACAACATTCACCCACAGCACGCCTGCGGCTGCAGTGATCAACAACAATGCACAGGCAAAGACTGACGCTAATAGCATTGCGAGTGCGCTTGCCACAGCAATCGACGGTGACTCTAATTACACGGCTGTACAGGTTGGACCTGGCATCTCGATCACCAGTAGCAGTTCATTCAAGATTGAGGTGCGTGGTGGTTCACAACAGGACGGCATCTACGCTTTCCAAGACAGTGTGCCTAACGTGTCACGCCTGCCTATTCAGGCTAAGAATGACTACAAACTTAAGATCATCAACACCACTGACATCGACATTGATGACATGTGGGTCAAGTTCGAGACCTCTAATGGTCAGACCTACGGTGCTGGATCTTGGGTAGAAACTAACGGACCTGGTATTAAGTACGAACTGGATGAACTTACGCTGCCACACCAGCTTGTCAGACAGGCTGATGGGTCGTTCAAATACGAACCAGTTGACTGGGCTGATAGGGAAGTGGGTGATAACAACACCAACCCACTGCCTAGCTTCGTTGGTGAGAAGATCAAATCAATGTTCTTTTTCCGCAACAGGTTCGGTGTGTTGGCTAACGATGCTGTGATCTTAAGCAAAGCAGGTGACTTCTTTAACTTCTTTGTCACCTCAGCTAAGACTGCTACAGACGATGATCCTATTGACATCTCTGCATCCAGCACAAGACCTGTGTTTCTGAACTACGTGCAGCCAACTGCCGTCGGTCTGGTCTTGTTTGGAGAGAATGACCAGTTCTACCTGACCACTGACTCTGACACCCTTAGCCCGCTGACAGCGAAGATTAACAAGCTCAGCAGCTTTGAGGCTGATCCTGATGTTGAGGCTGTGTCTCTTGGCACATCGATGGTGTTTATCGCTAAGACACCGCTGTACACCCACATGTATGAGCTGATGAATATCAGCACAGACCAGCCACCTACGTCTAGGGATACGACTCAAAACGTACCAGAACTAATTCCTGATTCTATTGATAATCTTATTTGTTCGCCAGGGCTATCTATGGTCTCCATGGCAACTAAAAATAAAGAAACTATCTATCAATACAGGTTCTTCAACTCCGGCGACAACCGTGTTGTAGAAACATGGTACAAGTGGGAGATGACTGGCAAAGTTCTGGATCAGTTCTTCGACAACAGCACATATTACGCAGTCGTTCATGACGACACACGTGTGTATGCACTGTCGTTTGACATGAACCAGTCTAGTGAGCAAGGCTTCCTGACTCTGCCTACGGGTGAGAAGACGGACGTATGCCTTGACCTATGGACAACCAATCCACCTGTAGCCTATGACAGCTCGACTGAGAAGTCTACGTATACTCTGCCGTTTAACGCCATTACAGGTAAGAAGCTATCTCTTATTAATACGACTGACGGTAGCTTGTTGGAACCAACCTTTAGCGGTAACACCTTCGACGTAGACGGTGACTTCAGAGGCCAGGATGTTGTTGTGGGATTGAACTATGACATGAAATTGGAGCTACCGAAGCTTTATGTGTTTAGTCAATCTGGTGATAATGTCAGTAATGATGATGTATCAAACCTTATCATTCATCGCATTAAGGTTTCCACCGGACTTAGTGGCCCCGTTGATTACAAGATCGATATTACTGGTTTATCTGATTGGGAGAATGTTGTTAGCGTCACGCTTCCATATCTTTATAATCTCAACAAAGTAAACATGTTGGCATCTGCCACACACAACGTTCCTATCTTCCAACGCAACGAAAACCTAGGCATACTGATCGAAGGTACAACACCGTACCCTGTGTCTTTGCTTGGCTTCAGTTGGGAGGGTAGATACACCACCAAATTCTACAAACGTGTCTAAGTACATCCATCCGCCCACGTACAAAGAAGTTGCCTACATTGCTGAGAATCTACGCCAGGACGACTGGCGTGAGCTACAAGAGGGCTGGGGTATCAACCCAGCTCTCGCTCTTTTTTTAGATACCTTACAGGGCCATACCGTCGTGTTTCACGTTCCAAACGGTAAGACTGCCGGAATTGCTGGCGTGTCTGATGACGGCTGTGTATGGATGTTATGCACACCTGCCATAGAAGATTATCCTATTACATTTATTAGAGAAGCAAAACGTTGGTTAGAATCTTTACCACACAAAGTTCTTTACAACTGTGCAGATGTTAGGAATACAACGCACCTCAAACTTCTAAAACACTTAGGGTTCAAGTTTTTAGATGTAAAAATACAAGGACCTAAAAACCTGTACTTTGTAGACTTTATTAGATTATGGCAATAGCAGCAGTAATGGGTGGCCTGCAGTTTGGCATGGGCATCCTAGGCGGCTTTTCCAAACATAACGAAGCCGTTCGCCAAGCTGAACAACAGCACAAAGCAAACGTATATCAGAATACGTTTCAAAACTTGATGATTAAACGTCAGAACGAACTGACTGAACAGCGTTTTGACAAACAACTAGAGATTGCAGATCGTCAGTTCAGCTTCAATGCTGAGGCTGCACGTCGTTCTATGGAGTCTGAACAAGTCCGACTGAACGAAGTGTTCCGTGGTGCTGCATTCCAAAACTCAGCAGCCCGTACACAACTGATGCGTGCCATGGGCGCTAACGTCGCTGCAGGTGGTAACAGAGGTCGCAGCTTTGAGCGTGCATCTCTTGTATCTACACTAGGTGAGTTTGGACGACAGCAAGCTATTCAGGCAGAAAGCCTGTCTAGTGCACGTGCTCAATCTGAACGTAACTTGCAGAACATCGACCGTCAGTTGAGATCTGCAAATAATCAGACATTCTCTGGTATTGCAATTCCACCGCAGCTACAGACTGGTGTCGCTGCACCTACACCACCGGCTGCACCCAGGATGAACATGGGATTGATGATCGGTCAAGCTGCCATGTCTGGTCTTCAGACTGGTTACCAATTCACTGCACCTGGCGAGAAGTTCTTTGGATTTGAGAAACCCGGCTAATTATGAAAGAGTTTGAACTAAGGCAACAATTCCAAGGTGCAGCTCAGACAGATCGTTTTGCACCTATCCAGGCAGTTGATCCTACGCCACAGATGCGTGAGAATCAACGAACAGAACAACAGAATATGCAGCGTACGCTAGATGCAACCCTGCGCGATATGCAACAGCAGGAAGACTCTATGCGTCTCGCTAAGAGCATGGAGCTAGAGCAGCTACAGGGCTTCTCTTCCAAACTCATGGAGACCCTCACAACCGCTGCAGAAGGTTACGCACAGAATCAGGCTGATAAGTATTTTGCTGAGGGCATGGAAGATGCCACCAAAATGCAAGCTATGCAACCTGACTACGATTTGCAGGAAGCAGCGTTAGAGCAAGATGATAGAGAATACCAGGCAGGAGTTGATCAACTGGAAGCAAATGGTGCTCCTCCTGACGTCGTTGCACGTATGCGCGGTTTGTCGGGCTGGGCTGCTTATGGCTATAAACGTGGTGTTGCTACTTCGTATGGTGATGGCTATAGCGTCTTTGTTGATACAGCTTTTGCTGAAGACAACACTACAAAGCTTACACTCGATGGTGTTGAATTTACTCCAGCTACAGCACAGGGAGCTGACCAAAAACGTTTAGCACTCAGTGTCATTCAATCTCAGTATCGCCGCATCAGGGTCTCAAGCCCTGACTGAATTAGGTGTTGCGGCACTTGTGTCGGCTGACCCTAACAACAGACTATTCCAGGATGCGATGGATAAGCTCCGGCGCACTGGTGTGACTGCACCTGAAGCCAGGGAAGTCATCTTCAAGCATCTTCTGGAACTACAGTCCGTGGGTCCGAAGATGGGAGGTATTAGTGAAGATCAAGTCAATTTAATTCTTGACAGTACCAATAACTACATGGGTAAGTCTTGGCGTTCGGCTTTCGCTTCTGAGCTGGCAACTGCACGTTACGACATGTCCAAACAACGTTTGGCACGTGACCAGCACGAAGATGCAGTAGAAGATCAAGAGGTAGAAAACTTTGCAAGAGATTATGTTGCAAGTCTAAACATCAAAGAAAACGGAGCACCACCAGAAGATCTTATTAACAAAGCTATTAAAGCTAGTTATGATAGGTATGGAAGGGTTGATCCACTTCTTACTAATCTTAGAGACGAAGGTACACAGGAAGCTGGCGAGCTGAGAGATCAACAGCAAGCTGCTGACATCATGATCCGTGAGGGTGAGTTCACTTCAAACGTTCTCAACAGCCCGAGGTTTTCAAGACTGCAAAGTATTAAAGAGTATGCTGATGCTGCAGAACTTATCGATGAACGCTACGGTGTTAATGGTAGATCACAGCTTCCGACAGACGGCTACGAAGATAACATTGAACAGGCAGTTGTAAACGCTGTCGGTTTGACTGGTGGAAATGTCAAGCAACTAGCAGGCCAGCATGGTGCAGTTGCTAGAGCAGCAGTTGAAGACTTACACACCCGTGCACGTCAGATTCTGATGGATCCTAAGGCTCCTGAAGGTTTGACCTGGAGCAAAGCCTATGAGCAAGCGGTGCTGCAAGTTGAAGCCGATATTATGAATGGCAAGGGTATCTATGCAAGAGATGGTTATGGAAGCCAAACTCGTTTTATTCACGACCGATTCAAAGTAGATCCAAATCTTTCTTCTGAACGAGGAGAAAGCGAAATCGAAAACGTCAGAGCCACTGCTATCGCACGAGGCAAAGCTGGTCTTATCAGCAATGTTGGCGGTTTGTTTACCGAAAACGATCTTGCAGAACTAGGAGACCCATCATCAGCGCGTGGTGCGGGAACTCTAAAACTACGCAGATACGTCGAACACTTTAACATTCAAAACCCGAATGACCAAATCACATTTGATGAGGCTAGGTCTTTGTTGCTTGGTGTTGATCCTCCTCCCAAAGACGAATATGAGGGTACTGCTGCAGCATTGAAGCAGCTAGAATTACTTACAAGTCCAACTCCCAACCGCGTTAGTCGTGTTGGTGTAGCAGGTAGCCACCCTCCTGCCATTATCCGTGAAGGACCTGCAGGGTTCCACGATGCTACGCGAGTTGCACAGGAGTATGGAATGCCTGAGGCTATCGCACCTTTGGCTGGTATTTTGTACCAGCGAGACGGTATGTCTGAGGAGTACGAAACAGAACATGCAAGAGTCAAGGCTCTGGCTGATGTGTTAGATGGATTCCCAGAAGTCAAGAATGCCAAGACACCTGGAGAAGCTATCCAAGCTTACGCACAGGTTGGCGATTTTGATGCAAGGGAAGACGCTGATACTATGTTTGTAGAAGACGCATATCGACGCCTTAAAGATGCAGGTATTGATCCTGACGTACCTTACATTAACAGCCCACTTGTAGAAGGACTACCCTTCTCTAATCCTGCAGTGATGGGCGCTGCTGCCAGGGAGTTCTTCACGGGGAATACTGGTGCATCGACTGGACCCCATGTCCACGTCAAATACAATAACGCTAAAGGTCAACACGTTGATCCGACTTCGATACTGAATCGTCTGTTGGTTGACGGCAAACCTATTGATCAAGTTTTCCGTGAAACTTCAGGCTACGGCCCACGGATTCATCCTGTCTATGGAGTGCCTAAGTTCCATAATGGGATTGACTTTGCTACACCCAAAAACACACGCATCTCTGTAAGTGGTGCAGAATATCTCAAAACTGAAATCGACCCTGGTGGTGGCGGAGTCATGTCTATTTATGTTCTGCCTGATGGTAGCGAGATACTTCTGATGCACGGATCGAGAGCTAACTTTCAATAAGTGCTATGACTACAACTCCTACGGGACCTGTCAATGACGAAACACAGTATCAAGACGACGCAGATCGTGACTCTATCTTTGAACAGATTATAGACGAAGCGGATGCGATGTATCCCGATGGGTTGCCATCGTTTGACGGTCTTGAAACTGGTCGTAGAAAAGAAGAACCAAAGCCAGAACCGACACCAGAACCTGAAGAACCAAAAAAGGAAGAAACCAACAATCCACTTCAAGAGGTGGGCACCGCAGTTGTCGGTGCAGGTATCGACCTGGTTGAAGGTGTGGGCGGTACCCTTGAGGGTGCCCTCACTGGCAAGCTGCTAGACCCTAAGTTTGAACCTAGCTGGCTGCAAGTAGACGATAAAGTTGAGCCTATGAACAAGACGGTGTGGGGTAACTTCCTTCGCAACGTCTTGGAGTTTGGTGCTGGTTTTGCTGGCACTGGTGGTGTCGCACACCTCTCTAAGCTCAACAAACTCAAAACCGTAATCAACGGATCTAAATATGTACCAGGTGCACTGAAGGTGTCAGGTGCTGGCCGCAGTGCCACTGCTGTATTTGTCAGTGAGCGTTCGATGGAATCAACCATCAACGACTCGCTGCAACCTTTGATGCCTTGGTGGACGCTGACTGCAACTAACGAAGAGTCTTCACCCCTTGAAAAGAAAGCCAAGCATGTTTTGGAAGATCTTGGCATGGGCTGGGCTGTTGGTAAGATCTTTAGTTTCCGTGCAGGCAAAGCAGCCGCTGAGGCTGTCGATGCAGGCACAAAAGAAGGTGCAGGGGCTAACCTCACTGCACTGACACAAGAAATTGATACTGTAACTAAGGCTGCAAAGGAGCTTCCTGATGGCAGTAAAGAGCAGGCACGTCAGCTTAAGAAACTTTCTAGGCTGCAAGAAAAACTCAAGAAAGCTCAGGACGCTAATCCTGAGGTTGTGGAGGCGCGTACTGCTGCTGAGATTGCTGAGGCACAAGATAGTGCTGTCAAGGAAAACATTCAATTAGAACTTTTTGACAAGAATCTGACAGAGCCAACACCGAACATTCACCCTGACATGTTCGACCTGCCTGACAAGGGCTTGCGTGGCGTACGTCCAGGCAACCTGTACCAGCACATGAAAGACATGCTGGCTATGGCAAATCGTGGTGACCTGTCGGCTGGTCAGCGTGCACGTTTGATTACAGACGCTGCACTGACACGGATGGCACGCAGTAACACTGAGGTCCGCAAACAGATTGCTGCTTTTGCTGATGAAGTACAGCGTGGTCTGGAGATCCCTGCAGGTCAAAACGTAGGTGGTCTTGGCACAGACATGATGGGTATCAAACAACTGGCTGTTGCTAAATACACTGATATTCTTTCTTCATTCCCTGATTTGTCTAAAGGCAACTTCGACGACATCCAGAAGTTGTTGATGGAAGACAGCATCACTGTGACTAATGTCGCTGGTAAGGAGCGTTCAGTCATGAACAGTGCTAACGCTATCGCGTTGGAAATGTTGATGTATGACCTTAATACTGCTGTGTCTACAAAGGCTATGGCATTGCACTCTGTAGTGGACAAAGTGCCTATGGAAAAAGGTCTGACAAACCTGTTGGACAAAGTAGAAGCTGCTTTCCGACTTAATCAGGAAGCAAGCGAGTTTGCTGGGTCACTGTTGCGTGCACGCCGTGGCGATGTGCGTCAGGTCTCTAATGCTGTAACTCGTGCAAACAAAGACAAGCAACTGACTTCATTTATGAAGAGCCTCCGCAACATTGTCAAGAATGACCCTGAAATGACAGAGACGTTCTTGCGTGCATTTGCTGAATCTGGAGGTCAGGTGCACACTTTGGAAGCAATGAAACGGTACGCCTCTGATGCAGTGTTTAACTGGAAATCACTGCTGGGTATTGGCGGTGCACGGAGTAAATTTGTTGACGGTTTGTTTAGTCAGCTTTACAACTCCATCCTGTCAGCACCTAAAACTCTGTCACGCGCTGCATCTGGTACTGGTCTGTTAGCAGGCTTGAGACCGTTGCAAATGATGGTTGGAGGCCTTCTAACTCCAGGTGATGCTAAATCCTTCGCAAAGGGTTACCACATGGCCTTCGACGGGTTCTGGGGTGGCATCGGTGAAGCCTGGGCATTGGCTAAAAACACCCACCATTCACTTGTCCATAACCAGGCAGGTCCTTATGTAAACCAACTGGTTAGCCCTTCTGAAGCAAAGCATTGGAAGAATCTGGGACGTGTGATCGAATCCCAAGGTACAACTGCTGAGAAGGCCATGTACCGGATGACCTCTGCCATTCAGGACTTCAACAACCAAAGCTGGGTTAGGTATCCGTCTAACGCTATGACGACGATTGATGCGTTTACTAAAACCATCATCGGACGTCAAGAGATGAAAGCTAGAGCTTTTGAAGCTGCATGGAATGCCAGTGATGGCAAGGTGACTAGGGAACTGATCGAAAAGTACGAGTCAGAGTTCCGTAAGAAAATCTTCGGACAATCTGGTGAGGTCATTGACATCTCAGCAGAATATGCTGGTAAGGAAGCTGCACTGCAACTGCCCTTGACTGGCCGTCTGGGTGAGCTGGAAAGTCTGATGAACCGGACACCTATCGTCCGTCCGTTCTTCCTGTTCATGAAAACAGGTGCTAACGCTATCTCTGTCGTCAGTAAGCATACGCCTATCCTGGCGCGTTTCAACGATGACGTTCGTGCAATCCTCAGTGCAACACCTGACAACCTTGACGGTGTACTGAAGTATGGCATTACAGACGTAGGTCAGCTCGAAGCTGCAAAAGCCATGGTCCGGGGTCGTGTTGCTACTGGATACTTGACTGTCGGTGCAGCCGCTGGTCTCTACACCACAGGCCGTCTGACCGGCAATGGTCCAGCTAACCGTGAGCAACGGAGAGCATGGGAACAGACTGGCTGGCGTCCTAGGTCTATCAAACTCGGTGACAAATATATTAACTACGATGGCTTGGAGCCGTTTGCATCCATGTTGGCCCTAGTTGCTGACATCGGTGACAACTTTGTTGCAGGCAACCTCAGCGAGGCTGGCACTGAAAACATGTTCCGCAAGGTCGGTTACCTGATTGGCATGAACCTGACTAACAAGTCATTCTTGGCTGGTCTGCAACCTTTGACTGATGTTCTTGCATTTGACGGTGCACGGTCTGAGGTATGGGCTGCCAACCTTACAAATAATTTTATTCCTTTTAGCGGTATTCGTAACGAGATTGCAAACGTTCTGAACCCAGGTCTCCGTGAACTGGAGAATGACTTTGCTCACACGATTGCAAACCGCAACCCTATTCTGCGTGGATTCTTGGCACGTAAACGTGATCCGCTGAGTGGTGAGGTTGTACGTGAGTGGGACTTCCCAACTCGTCTGTGGAACAGCATCTCTCCGATCCAACTGTCTGACGCTGATAACGAAACCAGACAGCTACTGCGTGACAGTGGCTTTGATATGGTTGCCACTTTCAGCACAGATGCAAACGGTACTAGGTTGACACCACAGCAGCGGGAACACCTCGCTGACTTGATGGGTGGCTATAAAGATTACAACGGTAGGACTATTGAGCAACAGCTAGACGATTTGTTCAAAGACCCTGGCATCCGCAAAGAGATTGAAGAATACAGAAAGCTGCGACAACCGGGAGGTCTTCCTGGCAAAACTAAGGATGATCCTACAAACATGAGTTTGGATGACGCAAACTTTATGCGTGAGATCAAACGTATATTTAGTCAAGCAAAACGAGACGCATTGGCTGGCCTTGCTGATGCATTCCCTGATCTACAAACACAAGCTGACAACAAAGCTGCTGCTAAAGCACAACAACGTGCTGGCAACCCCCTGAAAGCTGCTGATTATTTATTGAAGAACAAGTAACCTAAAGGTACCTAATGGCGACATTCGATACGTTCACAGGAAACGGCACTAAAGTTTTCTTTGACTTTACATTTGAATACCTGGAACAGTCTGACGTCAAAGTCAGCCTGAATGGCACCACCCAGCCTACAACTGCATATTTTTTCTCGACTGATACGAGAATCCAATTTAATACTATCTCTGTTGCCACCACCCTGCAAGAAACAACGGGGGCTCCTAAATCTGGAGTCACCGTTCGGGTGTTCCGTGAGACAGACATCACTGAACTGAAGTCTACGTTCTTTGCTGGATCTGCTATCCGGTCGCAAGATCTCAACGATAACTTCAACCAAAACAACTTCGCTGTCGAAGCAACCGGATCACCGAACTGGCTGATCCTGTTGACGCACAGGATGCTGTTACCAAGCAGTACCTGGAGGATAACTACTTTGATGATGATACTGAGACCATTTTAGCTGCCGAAACTTGGCCTAACAACGACACTACGATTGCTAGTACTGCAGCTATTGATAACCGTGTTGATTCTAAAATTGACTCGGCTATTGAGGATGATATTTTAATTGACGCCTCTGGTCTTAGTAAGTCTGCTACTGGCGGTCAAGTGACCCTAGGCATTGCAGCCAACTCTGTTGATCTTGATCGTATTAAGAATACTGATAAAATTACTCTTACCGAGCAAGAGGGAGACCCCGATCGAGTTGGCACTGACGATCAGATCTTTACTGCACAGGCTGCAACCCGCAGGTTTAATAACTATTACCAGAACGACGAACCTACCACTACTGACGGTATTGGCGTTGGTCAAGTTTGGGTTGACCCTAACGACGACCTGACTCTTTCTGTTTGGACTGGTTCTAGCTGGACCTCTATCACTTCTGGCGGTACCTTTACTAACCAACCTAAAGTTATTTACGTTGACGCTTCTAGCGGCGACGACAGCAACGATGGACACCGTATCAGCCGTCCTAAGAAAACCATCGCTGCTGCATTGTCAGACATCAATGGTGATTCTGAAGGTGATGGCAGCATCGTTTCTGTTGCACCTGGTATTTACGCTGAAACCCTGCCACTTGACATTGAAAAGAATGACATTGGCATTATTGGTCAGTCGTTGCGTACGTGTATCATTCACCCCAAGATCCCTACTGCCGATCAGTCTGGCTACGACGTAGATACTCCGCACTCCCAAGAACTGCAGACTATGTTCCGCGTAAACAGCGGTTCATACTTCCAAAACCTGACCCTTACAGGTATGAAGGCTAGCGGTACACGTGGTGATACTGGTTCTTATTATACGGAT